TCCATTGGTGTCTTGGTAAGTAGCCATTCCGTAAACGGACTGAACACCTACAGCAGATAAGTGTGCATTATTACCACTATTAGCAAAATCATCATAGTGGAAAATCTGTTCATTGAATACACCACCTTTTGCGTAGTATAGTGCAGATTTACCCATTGCTACTGCATATCCAATAGGAGTAGATGCGGAGTTTGCTTGGTAGATAACAGTACCTACTGGAAGCGTAACTCCTGCAATAGCAGCAGCATTGTTAGCCTGAGCAGTACCAAGGTCGGCGAGTCCGTTGATTGTGGACCCATCGGCACTGATGTTAGCGTAACTTACGCTGTAGTAAGTACCATTAGGCTGTACAATCAGAAGATTGCCTCCACCATTAGGCACAACATGCTGTGCACCACCACCACCAGGAATGTTGGAATCAAAGCCAATGAAGTTAGCGAATGTATCCCCACCTAGATTTAGAGCAGCAGCCTGAACAGTGCTTTGAGTAGTAACGAGAGCTGTTGGAAGAAGGGGTGAACCTTGACGACCGTCAGCAGTGTCGATGATTACATTATGGTTAGCAATCATATTGCCGTCCCACATTGCATAGTTACCGCTGTACAGTTTGTTAGAACTGCTACGCTCGTCAGCTTGGAGAATAGCTTCCATGTAATCGGGATCACTGCGAAGTGGACGAAGCACTGCGTCAGGGGCGAAGAACAGGTAGCCAGGAATCTCGGTTTTATCATCCCCTCCAACATTCATGGGCTCACCGCCTTGAGCGATCAAGGCTTGTTTTGCTTCCTGAATGATGTCGGTACTAAGACCTTCAGCGTAGGTAACTGCCCCAGCAGCTCCGTAGTCGGAGATCAAGTTGGAGGTACTGTTGTTTAAGCAAGTGTCACGAATGCACGACTGAATGTGGTCTTGCTCTGTACGCCCTGCCCACTCGGACATAACCTCAGCGGAAAGCTGATCGATGGTTTTACCAGTGAATCTCATAAGTTTGATAACTTGCGTCCATGCGACGGCGTGACGAATTAAGTCAACCTCCACACTGAAAGTACCAAACTTTAACTTACCAGTGTTGTTTTTGAGGATTGCTTCCCCACGAACACCTTGACCACGGATAGGAGCGACAGAAGTGAAAGTCACTTTATCTGATCCACCAGCGGAGAGATCTCTTTTTTCAACTACAGGAGCAGCCGATCCTTCAGATCCGATGAATTTGGAGAATACATTCTTTTCACGAGCATCACGAGTTACGAGCTCCGACCAAAGCCGTGTACGCAAATCGCCGTTAGCGAAAATATCTGTAGTGTAGTTAGTATTATTTGAAAGAAGGTCAACATTACCAATACCTGGTTGTGCTGCCCCTTGAGTTGTTTTAATAGCCATTTTATTTAATAATTATAGTGTTTTTTGTTAAAACCCTATCTAAGAAACTGCCTACCATCTGGCTGACCTAGCATTTGAAAAAGTTGTTCGTTTGAAAGGTTGCCTACATTGTTAAGGACTTGTTCCGCAGATATAGGTTGGTTTGCGGGTTTTGCAGTCTGTCCTGTTGTCAAAACTTTAGCCTGATTACCCATGACGGGTGGTTGTTGCTGAGGTGCAACTTGCTGAGGTGCAACTTGCTGAGGTGCAACTTGCTGAGGTGCTTCTGTAGCACCCTTACTCATTGCAAACTCATTTGCCATAATCTCAGGCCATCGTGGTGACGCAAAAACTGCTGCATAGTCGGGGTCTTGCTCAGCGTTTGATATAAAGTAGTCAAACTCCTTGCGGTACACCGAGTTCTTGTTATCCAGCTCTGGATACTTTGAAACGGCATTATTCCGACTCTCCAACGCTCTTTGCCGTTGGGATTCTTGAGCAGATCGAGTTTCTTGTTCTTCCTGCATCTGACGCTGATTTTGCAAATTATTGATCTCTAGCTCCTTTCGAAACAGATCTCTTTGAAGCTGTATAGCTTTAGCAGTGTCCATATCTTCAGTAGCCTCAGCAATTTGAGACTCCAAAGAAACAACGCTTTCTTTCAAACCGTTAAGATTTAATTCATATGGATCTTCTTCTGGTTGGCTCGGTTGTTGAACCTGAGCAACCTCTTGCGGTTGAGCGGTTTGCTGTCTTCCGTATATTACATCGGAAGCATCTTGAAAACTGCCCTCGAATCCAGACGATCTGTACAAATCAATAACTTGTTGATCGAGCTCGCTTCTTGGTCTTACTCTTCTTTTCGCCAGACGGTCGGCATCACTTTCAGCCTCGTTCGTCTCTATAATCTCGGTAAAATCCTCCTCTTGATCGCTCACTTCGCCTAACGGCTCAGTTTCGCTTTCTTGAGATGGAGTCTCCTCGATCTCGGGGCTTGCAACTTCATTGCTAGCCTCGGTTCCTAAAGCATCTCGGAGAGCGTCGGTTGCCACATCCGAAAGATCTTGTTGTTGTTGAGGGGATTCAACCACCTCTTCTGTATTTTGCATACCAGCAGAATACAGCGTACTGATTTAAAAATTAAGCGATTGTATTAGTACTTGTAAATACCTCTTGCTCCAGGCTTCTTTTTCTCAGGCTCCTGGCATTTTTGTTTCTTAATGCACTCTTTATTCTTACAACCTGGGCATGGTTTAAATTTTTGTTTATCTTTTTTTTCCATTTTTTACCTCCTGGTATACTTTTATAGACATATATATTATAGTTATTAAACCCGCTATACTCCCGAATAAGGAATCTAGCGAAGAAAGTCCGAAAGTAGCTAATGTGCCACCAACTCCTGTTACTGCTACTCTGTCGATTATGTTCATTTATCGTCTGTGAGGCGATGGCCCGAAATAAAAGCCGAGGATTCCCATAAGGGCTGTTTGCCCCATGTATGCAAGGTGTCCGCTACTGAGCGTGATGGGGTCTTGGCTTGCTGGCCAAGAGATGATTCCGAACAGCAATTCTGTTCTTCCTTCGCCGTTGGCGTTAGTGATAGAAAGGAATTCCGCTTGTGGGAATATGGTACAGAGCAAGACGCAAAAGCAAAGAGTGCCAATCCCCATAAAAGCAATAATGCGACGAGAAAAATCCCTGAACTCATTATTACCTCCTTCAGCCAGCTTAGCTTGTAGCTTAATGAAATTTTCATTTGCTCTACTTTCCCTTGCAATTTCGAGCTCGTGCTTCTGGCGGCGACTCTCAAATAGAAGTCCGAACCCACCTTTGAGCATAGCCCCCATAGCAGTAGAACCGCCTCCAGTAAGAAGCATAAGAAGGATCTCACCCATTTCACTCCCCTCCTCCGTAACGCATCTTATCTAAAAGCTCTTCATGCTTTCCTGATATTTTTTCTAAAAAAGTAAGCCTCATATTTTGCTCAGCATCGTCAGGTAAAAACCCTAACTCTCCGCGAGGCCATTTAATCCTAAACTCCGCATTCATCTTAACATCATGATTAAGTCGAAGGATCTCCATCTCCAGGGCGTTTAATCGAGCGTAGATCATAGCTCCAGAGTAAACAATGAATATGGCTGTGCCGAAAACTTTGGCAACGAAGCCTAGGTTGGTTGATACTTTTTTGTTCTCTCCTATCTCGTCGCTCATAATAATGCTGGGATTAACTTGGAGTTCTTATCGATACCACTAATGGTTGGATCACTTGCAATTGCAGGGGGTAGTTTTGTTTCCAAAGACTCATCAACTTGTCCTTTGATGTATTGAATCAACTCCCCATTGTCCTGCGTCATTGGTTGGTCATATAGGTCTGCGTGGAGAATACTTGTGCCATTGTCACGGAATATTCTCGCACCAGAAATAACCAATGGAGTGTTGCCAGTGTTCTGTAATTTGATGTCAGCAATGGCAGTATTCACTCGATAGTTCATGTGGTCAATCGCATCGATTGCACCAAACCATTGCCCAATGCCAGTAGAGGTGGTTGTTTGTTTTACATAGAATGCATAGAACTCTCTGACATCTGCGACCCCATCACCATCAGAGATGTCGATCTGCACATTCGGATAGTCTGCGGACAGGGTAGTCAGATTGTCTGCATTAATTCCGTTGTCGTTATAGATAGTGTCTGCCTGTTGGTTTGCCTCGAAACTAATACCTACACTCGTTGCGATACCAAAAGCCTCGTAGGGGAGGAATGCCCCTGTCCCTGCTTGGCAGGTGATTCGCAGACGAATATTGTCACCCAAACTCACTTCTTGGCCTGTGTAAGTGCCAGACGATGTCACTTTGTTTCCTGCCGTACCTGCAACCACTAAGTTTTCTACCTCTAGGTTTTTGGTAATATTGAAAAGTTGCAGGGTTGCAGTTGCCTCTACATTTGTAACCTCCCAAGGCAGGACCGTGTTTTCCCCATAAGTTCCGATAACTTCTGCATTGTTGCTTAAAGTAATTGTTCCAGTGGTCTGAATATCTCCGACAAAACTGGATGCCTTGATGGTTAATATGTTACCGCTAATCGCGAATGCAGAAGCAGCATCCGTTACATTTCCGTCAATCACTACATCGTAAGAGCCCGCATTAATGGAGTTACCTTCCCGTGAAACAATAGTTGATGTTTCTCCTGCGTAATTATCCACTAAGTATGATTTTGCTCTATTGTAGAATTTCTGCGGCGTGTCTATTTCACTATTACCATCTGCTGTTGCTTTCGTCTCAGTAATGAGTTGGTCGTCAAACAAAACCCAATTAACAGCAAGTTCGCCTAATCCTTTAAGGGCTTGAGTAGAGGAGGAAAGTGAGTGGTTATAAGAGCAAAACTGGAATGTAAATTCATCGGCATCCGTATTATCATTTGAACGACGGTCTACCCGATAGAAACCTCCAAAATTATCAGTATCCCAATCAGAAAAATCAGGCCTTCTCGTATTTGATGAGCTAAGACCCCAGCTGTTATTTGCTTTTACATATAAGTTGGGGTAGTCGTTTTGCGCACTAGGGTCATCTGCGTTATATTCGTGTAAATGGGCAGAGGTTGTAATCTTTAAGGTTGATATATTACCATTTGCATCCGATGTCGCGCTGTACTCAAAGGGGTTAGTGTAATCATATGTGACCGAACCATCAGCATTAATAACCCCGTTCAGCAAAGTAGGAGTAGTGGTGTATGACCCCGCAGCTGTAGCTGGGGGGTAGGTTGCGTTTTTTGCATAATCAGAAGGATTATCCTTCAAGTATAATTCTACACCCTCAATAGGATTGCTATCCGCATCTTTAAATTTAAAAGACACCTCCTTTTTAGTGACAACATTTCCCCTCTGGGCGTTTGGATTGCGCTGCACGGGGCGCCACATAGTGATTATATTTGAACCTGTGGCAGAGTTTACGATTTCAAAATCATGATGATGGTGGGTAACAGTTGTTCCGCTCCAAGCTCCGCCCGATAGAGTTCCTTTCACGCCATATGAGCCATCGTGCCCAAAGTCACACACACCAAAATTTTTAGATGCATCAAAATTTCTTAAGGAAAACTCATACCAGCTATCTAAAACTTCAGATACGCAAGCATTTTCCAATACAACATCTATTTGCTTAGTGTTTTTTGGGTTAACTCCATTAATGTTAATCAGTTTGCCGTTATCCCACCATCCATCGCCCATGCTTCTCATTTCCACTGGTTGCCAGTTACCTGAGTTGTCTTGCCTAGGAGACATGAAAGTGGTGTTTTTTATATCATAATGACCGTCTATAGAACAAGGGCGGTTAGTGACTATCGTACCACCCTTAGACCATAAGAAGGAAAATTGGTCGAAGAAAAATCCATGCTCATCGGGGTCATATGCGCTCGTAGAATCTCCAGAAATTATAACACCTGTACCATCCGAATAACCGACTCTACCATTATTGTTGTATTCCTTGCCGTAGTTATAGATTGGTATTCTGGTATACTCACTAATGGTGGAAGTAATAGTAAACGAGTTATCAGAATCCACGCCAGCCCAATAATAACCACGCTCTAGTGTTATTGTGTTTGTGGTTACCGATAAAACCCTGGCTTGCTTCTGCTCTATTGCGGAGCCTGTAACATTTCTGAATCTTAATGCATCTCCTGCCTCAACACTATGTCCCGTATGAGTTATTACATAATTCCCATCACTATCCACCGACCACCCATCTATGAAATTCCATGACCTAGAAGCAGTGGTTTCCTTGACCTTAATTACATGGGTTGTGGCAGTTGCTGATGTTGAGGTGTGATGAAATAACATTACCTCCTTGTCAGGATCGTGCCACAATGTGCCTTGTATATGAAGCCTGTTTGTTCCGAAATCGTAGTATGTTATGCCATCGTCAGTTGTTGTTGTGACTCCGATATTAGTTGCAAGGTCTGACAGGTCATAGTCTCTCCCAGATTGATATATTACTCCACTTGCTGGTGCTGCAAAACTCATTATGCGTAATCCTTTTCTACTGAATCCAAATCACCACTGGTTACATCGTAAGCAAGGGTCTGAGTTAAGACTGTAGTCCCACTGGAATCTGTGACCACTATGCCAGTAAGTGATCCAGAATTGTAGGAGAGTGTCTTAGTCTTGACCAAGGTTACTTTGGTTGAATCAGTGTATGTAGTTACTGTGGATACATTGCCATTAGCATCATATCCAATTTCCGAATAGGCGTCATCCCCAGCTAAGCCACTAATACGGGAGTAGAGGTTTTTAACCTCACCCCCAATAGCATGGCCTATCTGAGAAAGTACGGAAGCCACATCCTGTTACACTTTGGCAGCAGCTAGTGAGCTAGTAAAAGCCGCTACAGTTCCTAAAGGTATTGCAACAGAGTTAGCGTCATAGCCTAATATAAGACTATCTCCAGAGTCTACAGTTACCTTGCTTGCGGTAATGTCTTTTGCCTTAAGATCTGCTTTTTCAGTACCTAGACTGAACTCCCAAAAACCCTGTCCGCTGTTTTCGTCCCAGATTAAAGAAGCTTTGTCACCATCTCCTACTATTGGAGCATGATCTACGGTAATATCCCAGAATTCTGGGTCCGATGAATTTTCAAAATAAGCTATTGACCACCCATCACTCATTGTGACATCGCTGCCTGCATAAGTACCTATAACCTGAGACTCAGAACCTTTTTCAAGGGTAATATTTCCTCCGACAGAAAATCGAACCTCCCAAGTAACACTGTTTGTGTCAGATGCCTGGTAAATGGCTGAAACTTTCTTAGTTTCTCCTCCGTATTCTAAAGCATCAATAACTGCTGTTGTAGAAGTTTTTGCCATAGCCCCAGTATCACCAGTCCAGCCTAAAGTATTTGAAGCGTAGCCTAATGTTGGGGTGTAAGTTATTAAAATAGCCCAAGCATTCTGACCTGGATCTACATAGTTTACGCCCCAGCCATCTATAAAATCTATTTCCTCAGTGGCTTTTGAAAGTGTACCGATTTTAAATGTAGTACCACCAGTGGGGGTTAAATTAAGATCGTAGACAGAAGTTGAACCAACACCCGAAACTTGAACAGTACTAAGTGTCCACTTAGTGCCGCTTGCATCGGTGTAAGAGTAGGTATCACTCCAATATGTGGTCGCAGAATTAACTGTCCAACTAAAACTATGAATCGCTTCGTTTGTCCATGCGTCAATTTCGTTAGATGTAGGAGCAACAAACCCATCAGGGTGTTTCGTAGTTGAAATATCTACCTGTTCTTCTGATTCACCATCACCTCTATTTACCTGAAGACCAGCAGTTGAGGCAGTAGCTGTTCCGTCAGAAGCTGTGAGGTTAACCTCGATTATATTATCTTCAACAGCTAGAGTCTGAGTATTGAGTGTTGTTGTTTCACCGTTAACAGTAAGATCACCTCCAATTGTAAAATTACCTGTAACAGAATCTATAGCACTAAGTGTCGGGGCGTCTGTGATAAGGGAGTAAGGGATATTACCAGTAGCTATAGTCCCAAGGGTGGTAATATTTGCGGAACCTGCCCATGTCGATAGAGCCGTATTTTCTACAAGATCCAGACCCACTTGGGATTTAGTAACGGCGTGCGGGTTAAGTGTCGATGTTGTGTGGTTAGATAAAGAGGTAGTGACTGTTTTTACTTCAGCTCCTACTTGTTTACCTATCTTTCCTAAAACTGTTGTTGGTGTGTCTGCTTCGCTCATGGGTTTATTTTATAGTGTTCATACGATGAAAGGAAATCGGTTTCATTTCCGTATTCGTTTTTTAAATCTTCTATGTCTTTATCGTTTAAGTATGGCAGATCCGACCAGTTGTTGAATCCATCACCGCACTTAATTTTTTTATTGGATGTGTTTAGACAAAGCTCGCCTTGAAAAGGGATAGGATTCAAAGTAACCCACCTTTCTTCGGAATCTTTTCGTATAACTATTGTGACAGACATATCTAATACCCTGAGCAGTTTGAGCTAGATGCATTGCCTCCATCTATAAATATACAAAAATCTACATTTGAAGATGTAAGAGGGCTAAGATCAGTTGTTGTAATAACCCTGTCTTCAAGATCTGAAAGGTCGTCTTTTGATGCATATGAGCTATCTTCAGGAGGTGCTGATATAACACGGTAAGAACGACCCTCTGGAATAGGGTCTGGATCGCTTGATGTGATTACTTTAAATTTACCCATATCAACTACCTCTAAACATTTTAGGATGTGATGTTTTTAAGTTTTTGGTTTCGATCTTGATAACAGTTTCGACGAGAGCCAAAGGCGATACCTTCTCAAGTGCGTTAACGACTGCCTTGAGTGCAAGCGTTTCCTCTGCCGATGTTGAGGGGTCGAGCATCTTTGTGAGATATCTCCCTCTTTCCGTCTGAAAGCGTTTCTCAAGATGTAAAAAAGATTCATCATTGGATAGCCTCTTTAAGTCCGAAAACTTATCAAACATCACGATATCTGGCATTATCTTACAGAAGTGGCTCGATTTACTTTATTGATAACACCAGTAACTGGTTGAAATATGGTGCCTAAAGACGCACCGAAAGCTGGAAAGTCTGGTCCGAACAATCTTTTTGCAACTTCTTTATTTTCATTTTTTCTTCTGTCCCGCCTCCTTTTTAATGGCTTGGGGAACGAAGGTATTTTTGAGTTTTGGTATTTTCTGAATTTTGGTAATGTTGGTAACATAGCTTTTAAGGTTTTTTGTTATTGATACTGGTTTTGACCTTGAGGGTTACTGTTTCCCATCACGGCAGCAGATCCTTCAGTGTTTGCCTCTGCCTGCCCTGGGGATCCAGCTCCGTCAGATAAAAGTTTCATTATCTCCGCCTCTTGCCTTGGATCAGCAGGGGCTTGCTCGGGAAGAAGTTCATCAACATTCTCGTACCCAAGTGCATCTAAAATACGCTTACACAAAGGACGAACGAAAGGACGCATCTCAGGAGGTGACTCGAAGAATCTTTGCTGTGCCTGTAGTGCGAGATTTGCTTTTTCAATAGCCCTTTGGCCTTGGTCCTGTGATAGTATTACAGTTGCATCGATCTCCATCTTCTTAACAGATTCAGGAGTCATGGATCCAAACTGTTTAATGTCGCCCTCCATGTACTCGAAAACCTCTTCTTCATCTAAGGTAGTGGCTGTAATCTTTACTAACTTAGTTAAATGATCTTCGAACCCTTTTACTATTCTACGCATCCATCGACGGCCGATCTTTGACGCTTCCCTAAGAGTAGCTTCAACACCTGTTGCCGTATTAGCAGGAGCAAGTGCCTGGTAATCCCCTTGTGCCATATTACTTACTCCTAGCCAAAGCTGAACCAAGCCAAAAACAAAGTCGATCATCTGCTGTGTTTTAGCATCTGCATTAGGTAACTGCACATAACTTATGAAGTCATCTGCCGTATTTCCGTCCTTAAGCTCAAAAACACGACCTGGCATAAGCTCTATGTCTTCAGGCTCTTCCTCGACTGCATGGGCGTTAGCACCAACAATAGGGTTAGCGGTAAGTTCATTTCTGTAAGCCTCAGAGTTAAACTGCTTATCAATAAATTCTTGGTAGACTGAAATTCTTTCTGGTAAAGAGGGACCCCACCATCTGTTACGCTGCCTTCCGATAGAAACTGTGCTGTAAGGGAGTCTGTTATCTGGGGTCACTTTAGCTACATACTCGTAATAGATAGCTTTTTTAGTTTCAGGCTCTAAGAATAAGCAGAAATCTTGAGGCGTACCAGTACCTAAAACATCTCTTCTAACCCAGCACTCAACCACCTGAATGCTTGGGTTTTCTTTGTTGTCGAAACTTAAATCCTCTTTGGATTCATCACGGGGTGGTATTGAGTTGTAGTTACCCTCAGTGTTCGTGTTAGTCCTTTTATTTGCATCCTTTTTTACAGACTCGGAAAACTCTGAGTAAGAAAGCCATTCACGATTTAAAAACATATTCTCAGCCCACTTCAGAGGCTTGTCGTATAGCTCAACAACAAAATCAGCATCCTGAACGCTTTCCACATCTGATGGGCATAAGAACCTGTCAGAGTCAATGACTACGCTTTTTGCACCTTTGAATATAACTTGCTCTGTAGGTACCCCATTCGGGTAGGGTCTAAACTCATGAACGCCAGGAGTCATAACAAAAGATGGGTCTTCCTGAAGCCTTAACATCGGCATCCCTGTCTCAATATCTACATCTTGTATGAACTTAGCCTCTCCCTCAATAATGGGTCCGTAATTGGGGATCTCTTCGAAGGATTCTTCTTCAATGTTATACAAAGCATTTCTTTCATAATCCATCCACTGGGATGTCTTATTTTCGAAGACTGCTTTCATTATGCAGGCTCTCTGTAAAAAGATGTGCAGGTAGGACTCCTCAAGCCTTTCTCTAGTATGACCTACTGTTTCTAGCTTCCAATTAAAGTACTTGTCATAAGCATCGGTCTTGACTTCGTCAGACCTCCCCTGAGGCATAAAACGAAAGAAAGGAGATGTTCCTGTGATCTCGTCTTCAGCCCTAGCTAGGAAATGATCTACGACAAGTGTTGTCATAGGGACAGGAACATTAGATTTTGAGTATATAGAATCCAGAATCTCTCTATCTGGCCTGTCGTTTTGATAGACATTCCAGCTTAATCGATCTGACTCGATTCTCTCCTTGTTGTCCATCTTCAAGCTTTCAACACGCTCAAAAGCGTACTTTAAGAGATCGCTCTCCTGCTCTTCTGTTAGCTTTAAATTAGTATCGATCATATGTAGATTTCAAGCGTCCTCGCTTGTTTTAGGATAGACGACATCCCTTTTATTCTCTCACGATACAAACGATCTTCAAGGGGTTGTATTTTAGACCTATCAATTCCAGACTTTATTCTTTTGTTGATGTCTCTCTTCATTTTACCAGATCTGCTCTTCTGGGAACTTATCAAAGAGTATATCTTAAAATAGTTTTTATTCTTATTGTAGAAATCTTTAGCTTCTCGACCTCTGCCATTTTTTAGAAGGTATTGATAATGCGTGTCGTAGCTTCCAGTAAGTTTGCTAAGGTCATAGTACCTTGACTGCATCTGAGTGTCTCTTGTCTCGTCTTTGTACAACCTAGATACAACAGGTATAGCTCTAGTGCTTCCGATATTAGGTGTTTTACCTTTGAGCTTGTCGTAACCAAACCCACTTATAGCCATAATCTGCCTACCCATAGTACCGAAGAAATAGCTAAATGTGTGGTCTATAGTTGATGGCGAAATATCTACAAAGCCAGATTGATTTTCGTTCCCACCTGTTAATTTATTTAAAGTCTTTGTAAGATCTTTCGATATGGGGTTTACACTACTAAAATAAAGCTGAGAGTCAGGCTTTTCACCTTTTTCAAAAGGGCTTCTTTCAGGTCTGATCGGATTGCCCATAAAGTTAGAGTTATACGATATTTCGTAAATAGGTCTTACAGCATGTGGTATAACCCTACCTAGACCCGTACCGCCACTCATTGGGTGGAATGTATCCATTGCACTGCTTAAGACTTCAGACGCTGCTTCGAAAGCTCCATACTTCCTGTCTGCCTTACCTGCTGAATCTACCGCAAAATCTGCAAGCGTAGCACCGATTCCGTAGGGTAAATTCCAGCCATAAGGCAGAGGAGCTACAACCCTGCCCCCGTCTCCGTTAGGTTTAAGGAAAATATTCAACCCATGCTTTTTCTCCCATGACGACAGCCTATCCCAGTGCTGTTCCTCAGTCTCTTCATCCTCGCCTGCGTACAGACGCATAAGCAGTGAGTATGCAAAACCTCCCATAATGATTTTCATCAAAAGTCTTTGCTTGAACTCAGTAGAGCCTCCCATATCGGGAGATGTAAGTGCTCTTACAAGACGAGCATTACCTGAGATGCCAGCACCGAAGAATGGGAATAGTGCATTGAAAACATTTGTGTAATTTCCTTTTCTGTTAAAATCTACAGTGCCCTCTCTACCTCCTTTATATGCAGCGTTCTGAAAGGTAGCACCATTCATTACCATAACCTTGAAAGCCTGCATACGAGTTGCATTCTCAACACCTGTGTTGATGTCATTAACCCAGTCAAAAAATACAGTTCCAGCATTTCTACTATTGAAGGGCTTTCCAGACTTTTGGAATCTCTTGAGCTTTCTAATAATGTCAGATGTTTTCTTCTCTGCATCAATAAGACCAAAGAACTCAACCTTACCGCCTGCTTTCTGCATGGCGATAGCTGTCATGGCTGGGTTCTGGAATAGCTTAGTTAACTCCTCCTCGGTTATATCATTTCGGTCTTTTTTCATGACCTCGTTTAGGAACCTTCTGTCAGAATCTGAAAGAACGGAATCCATACTCTTACCAGCTCTTCGGGCTTTTGCTACTGCATACATACCTTTGAAGTTGCCGTACATAGATCGAGGATCGACAATCTGTTTAGCTATGTCTCTCGTTTCTTGGTCTGATTTTAAGTTCAACACACCACTAACAAAATCCCTGAAAAAGTTAGTGAGAATGAAATCCAAGTTCCAAACAGTATAGATAGAGGAGAAAAACCCGCTAGCTATTCCGAAAGCTCTTAAGATAGGGCCCATCTGAAAGTTGTTCTTATTCTTCAGAGCATCCGAAATTCTCTTTCCTGTATCGCCTTTAAAAATGATGTAAACAGGCTCACCTTTTACACGAACTGTAAACACATTGTCCTCTAACTCTAGAGCATTTACTTCCATCTCCTGAAAGTAAGACTTATCCTCCCCTAAATCAGGGTCATAGCTTAGCTTTAGAACTTTTTTAGTCTCGGAGTGCTTACCGAGATCTATCGGTCTAACTATTTGAAAGATTCCGCCCCACTCTTTTTTTAACTTTTCGTCCTTGTTTACCATGTTCAACAAGTCAAGAAGACCTCTAGATGTCTCTTTGTTCTTGTTAGCTCTAAGCACAGCCTCAAGGTTACTTCGAAACGCATTCCCCCAGATCTCATGAGAGTTAGCTTTAGTGGTTCTACCAAGTGCTGCAGTAAGTGCCAGTCTTCCACCTGTCTGACTAAAACCAGAACCAGTACCCTGGGCTCCTGATACTTCATCTATGTGAACCATTTCTTGGATCATGTCTAACCCAGTTGGGTAGTCATCGATCATCTCTTTTTCAAAACCTCTTAATGGAGCCCATACAAACTCGCCCTTTTCGTTAGTAGCTGCCTTTTTAAGTCGTGCAAATTGATCTGCCGAAAGAACCTCACCTTCTACCAATATTCTCAAGGTATCCATGTTCATTTTATCGAAGTCTTTAACTATGCTGTCTAGTTTTTTGAATTCAGGATGCTTTTCTGTTGTTTTTAGTATTCTGTCAGCCTCTTTTTCTGACATACCTGAGCCCAGGATATTCCCTTCCTTATCTTTGCCTTCAAGCATAGGGCTCTTTTTATACTTCTCCCGAATGTATTTGTTTCTTATTTTGGCAAACCTAGCGTAAGCAAAATCACCGAAAAACTTCAAAGGATCTTCCACATTAAGCTCTGAAATTTTCTCCATGAAAGGAGTTTCATATTGAGCTTTTGCTTCGTCTACTTCAACACCTGTCTTGCCCGTGTAGAGACGGATCTTTTGATTGAGCCTGACAGAGTCCATATCCGCCTTGTTATTAGGATCAATTACACCTTGTTTTATAAGATCCTGGATCATGAGCTCATTCATCTGCTCTAGCTCGTAGTAACTGTTGACTATGCCAGAGTGAAGCGAATGCTTTACCCTGCTAACTAGATTCCTTCGTATAGACTCGTTAAGCTTAAACTTCTTCTCAACACCTGCACGGGTGAATGCATCAGAAAAAGACTGATTACCAATAATCCATTTTAAAATCTTTTGGAAACCTGAAAGGTTTTTCTCTATAACGGGTGAATCAAGATCTTGACCAGAACTAGCTTGGTCTTGCAGAGACTCGTAGTCGTTTATGTCATCATGTATGTTTTTAGATATACCAGCACCAAGGTCGGTTCCTATGGCATCAAGAAGGTCAGGGCTTATGGAATTTATGGAGGTAGTATCTCTGGCAACAGCAGATATACCAGCACGATCAATGGGCTGACCGCTTACTGTATTGACCTCTCCGCTCTCATAAAAAGAAGCTGGATCTGATTTTGCGAAGGCGATCATGAAGGCAGTCTGCAACCTTGCGTAGTTATAGCTTCCGTCTTTGTTTTTGAATATCTCTTCAAAACCCTGAGCTACAACCTTTTTACCATCTTCGCCTTTTGCCTCAACCTTATGTAGAGAGCCTTTGTATATAACTAAATCGCCTATCTTTTTTGCATCTAACTGCTTTCTATTACTTACGACATCTAAGCCCATAAGAGCTACGAAAGAAGATTTGTACTGCTCTTTAGTTTGAGAAAATACGCCATTCATATTCTTGACGAACCTATCCATAGATTTGTTGTCAGAAAATGTAAGGGTCTGGATGACTCGGCCGTCTTGCTTAATATCTAAAACGCCAGTATTTTTTCTAAGAAATAAAGATTTTCTAGGAGAGTACTCTCTTTGCTTTGCACCCTCTATAAGCTTATCTATAAAATTAAGATATGTCTCGGGAGGTATGAGATTCATTCTTCTTCTTCTTACATTACCTCCGTCATTCATGAAAATTGCGTTTCCAGAGTATGACGAAAGTCTTGTCTTCTTTAACTGGTTTTCCTTGCTAGCGTCTCTTAAAAGACCTGAAAGCTTCTGGATTGCTGTTTCTAATGTAGAAGAATCTGGAACTTTAAACTTCTTGATACCACTCTTAATACCAAACTTATTAAGATGATCTAGGATGGCGTTTTGAACCTCTGTTAGGGGTGCTTTAGATAGAAAACCATAATATGCCTCTAGAGCTACGGAAAAATCATTCTCTCTCTGAGGTACGATTTCTGAAAGGATGTCTAATATGGTATTGTCCTTACCGTTCTTAGACTTGTATATGCGGTTGGATAAAAACTCTGTATCTCTATCTATCCAGCCTTTTAGTTCTTTATCTTGTGAAGCAGGGTTATTAGCAGTTAAAAACTCGTCTAGCCCGTTATCTTGCATCGTAGGTTTCCAACCTCCCCTAGCATCTTTTTGAGGGTCTTTCGCAACCTGGGCAGAGGAGCTTAAGGGAGACTCAGACCATATTGAAAGAGCAAGCATCTGAGGGGTTATAAAATAACCTTCTTCAGACATAGCACCGTGCAGCTTCTCCTCGGCTGCATAGAACCTATCGCTAGCTTTTAATAACTCATTACGGACTGCTTCTAGTTTAGATAGCTTGTTGTAGTCATCTATATCCAGAGCGAGGCCAGATTCTGATGATTTTATATCGAGCTCCTCGTTACTCTGCTCAATGAACCTTAAGATGTCTCTCTTTGTAGGCCTTGTTTTGATAACCTCATCGGGAACGCCAATCTCCTTAAGCACACTGTCGTCCAAGGCAAGAGAGGCTGGCTCTGACATTTTTTGCTGAAGATCTAGAAGTGCATTGTGGTACTCATCTATATCAGAAGCACGCTCGGAGTTGTCTAGCTTTATAGTAGTTTCCTCTGACTCAGGGTCTAGTATGATATATTGACGAGAATCTAATACATCATCATGATTCCTACGGCTAAGACCTAAATCAGCAAGGAGTTGACTAGACGCGTGTTGGGCTAAAATAGCAGACTTCTGACTTTCAGTAAATGTTGCTCCAGCGGGGCTAGATGCAAATTTCCTATACTTATTTAAAATATCTCCGTGGGTAACTGTACCCTTACTAGAGTCTGTGTATGCAACAGAGGTCTTACTTGTGGATGAGACCTTCCTCCGTATAGGGTCTTGAGGGTGGACTGTTGACTGTTCTTCGCCAGTTGATGCTTTTACATCGCCAATCTTGTCCTCCTGCATGATTTTTTCATAAGCAGGAAATGTTTCTCTGTAGAAACTGTCTAGATTTTCATGAGACCACAGGTTTGATATTAATCCGCCCTTGTTGTCTGGGTCTAAAGCGTGAACTTTTCTCAAAACCTCTAGGTTGAACATCCTAGCATTCATCGCTGACTTAGGCATACCCATAGCAAGAAGCTTAACAAGACGAAGGAAGGACTCGTGTATCCTCATCTTCTCTTGCTCCCTAAGAATCTCGGTCATTATCTCAAACGCTTCAGGGCCGTCGTAGAAATTCTTAACCTCTTTCTTCTCTACTTTTTTAGCTTTTGGCCTTTCGTTCTTAACTAAGTTTTCATAACTCTTGATGTAGGCATCTCTTTGTTTAACTAAAGAATCTATATCTGGTCTGTAACTTGGATCGGACTCCATATAAACAGCATCTAGCCCTGCAACTCTAATCTGTTCGTTTAGTCTATAAAAGCCTTCTAGGTATTCCTTCTTGAGTTTCGAAAGCTCTCTTTGATTAGAATTTTCTAAAAATCTTTGAGCAGCAGCAACCTCGTTGTACTGGGTGTTCATCCACTGAATTGTAACCTTACTTGGGTTGTTTCTAATTAAATCAACTGCCTTTATTCGGTCTATAAAAGCCTTTACCTCCTGTCTGGTGACTATCCCTTTTATCGGCATGTTATTTACCTCATCTAGGATAGAACGCTTTTCTTGATCTGTTAGGGCTGAAGCGTACAAGTCGGCATACTTCTGGAAAATAGGTGAACGCATAAAAGGGATAACCGACTCAAGCTCCTTCTCTGCGTTTTGAATAAAATAGTCAGGATCAAAATCTTTTAGCCTTTCCTCTCTTTCCTTAGCGGTCTCTTTACGCATAGAAAGATAGGGGTTTAATTTTACTACACTTCTTCGAGTCTCCTCGTCAAACCACTCTGGATCAGAGGCCGAAGGCGTAAAACCTGCACTTCCGTCCTCTCTCCTTTTAGACTCTTCGGTACGAAAGTCTTGAGGGTCTTGAGTCCTCATATCTTCCAGTTGAACGGGTACATCCTCAACAAACCTATTTCCGAAACTCACATTCTTGTTTCCCGAAAGATCGAGTAGCATGTCGTAAAGAATACTGGCCTCATCCCTCTGCTGACCTTCCTTGAAAGTCATGCCTTGGAAGTCGGAAAAACCTAAAGATTTATGGAACTGATTGTTTATGTCTTCTAGGAGAGCACTAAACAATGGTCTTTTAATGTCTTCGTAATTATCAACCTTTTTTACAAACTCACGAATTAATGGTTTGTCCAGCTTACGCTTTCTTCCAGACTTTGTGAAAAGCCTGATTGCTTCATTTGTCTGAAATAGATTCTCCTCTAATAGTGAAATCTCATGGCTAAGCTTAGCTAACAAATGCTCATTTCTTTTCTCTTTACTAAGCTGCTTCTCGATAGCGGCTTTCTTGCTTTTAATCTGATACTCGAATGTATCAACAAGGTTGAAAGGCATGTCTGGGTATGCTAGGAAAATCTCAAGCATTGTAGGGTTGTAATCAACCTGACCAGTCCGCCCTACCTCCCTCTGGGTATTTCTAACAATGGTATTCCAGTTATTATTAAAATAGTTTGGAAGACCTGAACCAGAGGTTATTCCGTTAAACGAAAAAGGTACTAGCTTTAAAATGTCATAAGCTCTTTGAATGCCCTCCTTCTTCTCCTTACTTATGCTTGGGTCAGCGAGAAGGCTTTCATATCTCTGCTTTTGATTTTTAGAAAGACTCGGTCTTTTATCTCCTATAAATTTTAAATTATCTAAAGTATTAAGGCTCTCCTTTATTACTTTTACATTCCTAGCAAGACCGAAGTTATCTATAGCAATCTCACCATTTTCATCTGTAGTCAGAACCTCAAAAGATGGCTTTCCGTCAACTTCGGTAAAACCTAAATGAACAGGACCGCGAATACCAAATACCCCAGACTCTTCTGGGAAAGTCCTTTTAAATATATCCTCGACCTCCATCTTTATCCTAAGCGGGAAGTGGTAGTTAGCTTGATACCCTCCATCTGCTGCCATGACAAGATGCTCAGAGTAAGATAGAGAAATATCATCTCTATTTATTTCTTCATACTTAACGCCGTCAAAAGAGTACCACTTACCTTCATCCTCAACAAATATCTCTATACTTGAAGGTTTTGGTCGGTTGTTGGCATACTTAGGATCTGCCTGTGCGGAGTAATACTGATCTAAGAAGAAATAAAGCTTATACCCTACCTCACCTGTAGGAAATTTATCAGGTACTAAAGGGAACCCCTTAGCACTAGAGAAGACAGGGTTTTTCTCGTAGAACTTCTTCATCTCAGGAGAAAGGTCTCTGAGTGATTTAGTGAAACCTATAAACCGTCCTTTATTTGCAGACATGTTTGGTTTGTTAGATCTCCTATTACCAAATGCATCAAATGCAGAAGTCGGGTTTAATGTGGAGTAATAGAAACGCTTAAGTTTGTTATAGTGAGTAGTACTTCTCTCAGCGTTTTCCTGATTAAGCTGTGAAATGAAGTTATTTGCTGACATCACTGCTATGTCTTTTATGTCAGCGGTTTTTAAAACATTTGTCTCTATTGAGCCATCTTTAGCACCTATCTCATCAGAGCGAGAAGGGTATGTATTTTGAACTGTTGGTATCCCGTAGAATTTTGCGATCTCGTTAAGATAAAGATCAAACCCGAGACCGCCGTTAAGTTCCATTTTGTAAGCTTCAGCGGTTTCTACTTCAACAGGATTAAGCTTAATGCTTTTATCTAACAGTTTTTCAGATACAGAAGGATGGATAACACCATCTATGATAGTAGCAAAAACAGATGTACGACTACTTACACCATCTTTTTCTCTGCCTTCGAGCTGATTTAAAAGACCTAGACTATCAAGTTCAGTAAAAGCAGTTTTAACCTGCTCTTCATACTGCGAAATCGTAGACTTAAGGGCATCTTTCTGTTTAGCCGCTAAAAACAAAGTTCTAAAGTCATGCAGAATAGACATGAATTTGTCTTGCTTAATCTTTAAATCAGACGCTTTAGCAAGATTTGACCTAAGCTCGGACTGTAGACCTTGAAGGTTTATGTTGAATATCGATAAAGACTCACCCTCAGGGTCTATAATAGTTTTAAAAAATTCAGGATCGATTAGGGAAACAGCTAGATTCTTTTTAGATAAGCTGTTGAGTAATGCCTTACGCTTTTCTAAATAATCCGCCTCTAGTAATTCACTACTCTTCTTAATCGGAGAACCTTCAGTGTTTGAAGACCCCTTCTTGCTAGGGTCTTTTTTAAAAGTGGACTTGCCGAGAGTCTCCTGGTTTTTGTAGTCGAAAGTCTTTGACCTGTCCTTAACAACCTCATTGTAGTACTGATCAAGGGCGTCTAGCTCGGGGGACTGATTGGAGAAATAATCTTCTATATTTCCTGATAAACTAAGCTGTCCGTTTTCTACAATAAACTGATTTGGTTTAGCTTTAAAATAAAAACCCTGATCAACGGCTTGCTTGATGTATTTATCTACAATGTACTTACTTAAAGTTGAGAGAGGTCTTTCGACACCTGTTCCAAGAAGTTTAAAAAGCTGGGTAAGTTTTACTGCAACTTTAGTTGAGGAGAAATCTACACTATCTTCAGGTCTGCTTAAACCTACGATTTCGGGAGCGTTGAGGTCGGTAAAACGGTTTTGCTCCTCCTTTAGTAAATCATTTAAAAGCTTTTCAGAATCTTGCTTAGTTAGGTTCCTGCCCTGGATAACCTGAGAATATGCAGCGAAACCGCTTAAACCTCCAGCAACAAGCTCCCTGCCCTCCTCATACGCAGACTTCTCTACATTCTTTACAGGGCTTTTAAGCTCCTTCTTTTTTGGTGCTGGTTTCTTTGGTGCTGGTTTCTTTGGCTTAGGCTCAGGCTCCTTAAACACAGGTTTAGCCTCTGGCTTGGGTTCAGCTTTGGGCTTCTTAGGGGTCTCCTTTTTGGGCTCAGGCTTGGGCTCAGCTTTTTTTGGTGCTGGTTTCTTTTCTGCGGGTTTTGGTTTTGATTCAGGCTCTTTCCCTTCATTAAGCACCTCGTTAACCAGAGCTGAGTAAGACTCAGTAGAATACTTATTGCTGGTGGCCTTCCTTAACCGATTTAAAACTTCAGAAACTGGCTTCCCTTGAGCGTTATGTTTCCTGACAAGTGCTTTTGCTTTATCGTATTTCTCTTTCGGAAGTGCTGGTTTCTTAGTCTCGGCAGAAGCCTTCGGCTTCGCCTCGCTTGGGGCTGTTTTATTCTCTACTTTAGGCTTGGGCTCAGGCTTGGGCTCAGGCTTTATGTCTGGAACAGGTTGAGTAGAAACTGAAGCGTTATCTACACGCTCAGTAAAATTCAAACGATCCAGTAGATACTGCTCAAAATCTATTCTTTCTTTACTGCCCTTTTGACCAGGTGCTAAGTCGGCTGTACTGAAAATGTTTTTAACAAGCTCTTTTAAAATCTTTATAACCTTTTTGAGCTCGGACTTGAGCTTAGGCTCCATAGAAAGATCATCGCCTTTTAGAACACGGGACATCTGCATCGCAAGCCACTCAGATCTAGCGAGAGATTTATTGCTTTTTAACTTTTCGTAAGCTTCTTTTCTACGGGATTCAGAAGTGTTTTTATTTGAGTACTCAAGTATAGAGGCTTCCTTCTGCTCGTCAGTGAGCATATCGTAAAAAGATTCGACGACACCTTCGTCTAATAAAAACTTTTCAGCTAGGTGATTCGACTCATGCAAAAAGGCATCTACAAGACCTAGCTCGGAGTTTTTGATGGTATTAAGGTTCAGGAAGAATATAGCCTCCCCTTTTTCGCCACGCCTAAAAGTAGCAGCACCGTCTTTCTGATTTAAGATGAAATGGATGTTTTTTGCGTCTACTCTCGACTCTTGACTGTATATAATATTGTCAAAAATAGCCTGAACTCCAACAGCTTCCATTTCAGACATCTCGTAACCGTTCTCAGAAAGCTGAGTGCTGAAAGCATCATAGCTACCAGGAGACATTGTGAGAGAGTTATAATTTGTGCCCCTGCTTTGGATTGTGTGGAATGAAGAGCCGTCTTGAGAAGGTGCTTGTTCTGGAGTGACTACCTTTGGATCCTCTTCACCTTCAACTAAATCTTTAGGCTTTCTCGGTGTATTCTTCTCCCACGCGTCTTGAACTTTTTGATCCTTAAATATTGCACGGCCAGTCCCTATAACTGCACCTGCTGAGCCAGGACCAAACTCAATAGCACCTTCTAGGAAAATGTCGTCCCAGGGTGTTTGCTCGCCCTCCTCTCGTGATAGCAAGTAGCCAGTGCCTTCACCTAGCATACCACTAGCAGACCCAGCTACAATCTCGGCAGATGAGTTTAATATAGCCTGACCGCTTCTTGACAGACCCATCATCTGGGAAGGTTTACTTAAGGCTTTAGAAATGCGACCAGCGAACAAACCAGATACTGTGTCCCAGAATGCAACACCCCCAGCATAATAGACTGCTTTCTTACGCATCTTCCCTGAGATCTCCTCGTTAGACCAAGCTGCTGCGAAATGCTCAGGGTTGTTGATGTCAACGCCTAGACTTCCAAGATCTTCGAGAACTTTGCCGATGTAAGAAACTTGAAAAGAGGCTAAACCGAAACTACCAGAAGCACCTAATCTGAAATTTCTCCCGAATACTTTACCTAGTGTCTTGTTTGGTTTTTTAGTAACTAAAGCCTCAATCAAGGAAGCTCCGATCATGTAAGGACCTGCGTCCATTAAATTCTTTAAGAAAGCAGGAAGTAGACTACCCATCGACTCTGCAAATATCTCAGACATTACGACAGAGGCACTGCCTTCGTAATCATCACCGAACAGCTTTTTGAAAGCTTCTATAGGGTCTTTAGACTGGTTCTCTAGGAGCTTTAAATAGTTTTCTGTGTCTTTCTGCCTGGGGTTGTCCAGCTCTGCTTTAGCTGCTTCTACAATCTTAGATATTGCTGAGTCGTCAATACCGCCATCACCCGCTAATATGCGAATAAGATTCCTAGGAGTTCCCTGCTCCCTGTCGTACCCTCGAATAGAACCTTTGTATAATGCCTGACCTATTCTATAAAGATCTCCGAGCCAGTGCTGGGATGACTTTCTTTTCACTAATTCATTACCTAAATCAGCGGACTCGGCACGACCCAACGCCTCCTGCCAAGCAGAGAAAGCCATGTCTTTGGCTTGCATCCTTTTCTCATTCCCTGGCTTACCCCAATTGCTCCATGCCTCGACCCCTAACTCTGTATAAAGAGCGTGAGCTTTTAATACAGAAGAGACTACAGAAAGAGATGTTATCTTGTCCTCACCGCCTTCTTCTTCAATTACCTCATTTATAGGACGACCCTTGTACTGAGATATACCAGCTTTTCTTAAAAGATCTAAATCTAATACGAAACGCTCTTTCTCAGTCATACCTACAGGATGACCTCCAGCCATTCCTTTACTAGAGAAGAAGCCTCCCATATCCTTGAAGTCGCGGGACTCCTCTCGGTCTGCCATAAGACCCTTAAGGGTTTCTCTTAATTCTGCCCGAGCTTTGTGATTTAAACTAGAAAGAACATACTTAGCAGTAGGATCTATGTCTCCTAGTTTTGAGTCTAAAAGATTTTGTGCAGCATCATACTCCGCCTTCCACTGATTGTACTTCTTGCCAGATCTTTTAGGAACACCCTGTCCGCGAACATCCCCTATATAAGGATCGTAATCTGCAAACTTGGCTTTGTTTTTTGCTGCCTGAGCTTTTGCCTGTTTTAGCCAGACAGGTGCTTGTGTCTTTATGATGCCAGGGATGCTCGCCTCAAAATCTCTAAACTGACGATGTTCGATCTCTCGATCTAAGCTTCTTTTTTTATAAAGATCTTTCTGCTCAATTAAACGAGCTTCTTGTTTTTTTAAGTTAGCTAAGCTGTTTAGTTTTTCAGGGCTAGCGAACTGTTTAGCTTTTTCGTAATCTTCGTCTTTACCTAAAGTAAAAAAGGACTCACCTTCAGCAAGACGCTTGCTTGCGGAATCCATCTGGAATGACATCTCCTGCAAGTACTGAGATCTGTCATCATTTTTAAAATCAGGTATTTCTTCCGACCCAATATAACTAGAATATGTGGGAACTACTGTATCAGAGTAAAACTTATCTAGCTCCATTTCGCTAAGCCGATACCTGTTGTCAGCATCGCTTTTAAGCGTATCTATTTTTTTCTTAGCTTGCTTGAACTTCTCAAACTTTCTGTAGAGCGGTACAGAATCTGGGTCGTATCCAGGACCTTCTACGGGGTCGTAAAATCCATCACTATCTATATTAGAATCTACCTCTTGAGGCTGAGATTCGTATGCCTGTGCAGGTTGCTGTGGGACATACATCGATTGGTTTGGAGACCTCCTTACACGAGGAGATGTGTTGTCTATTTCAATACCATCAAAAAAAGGGTCTTTTGAAGGAGTCCTTTTAGAGTCATCAAAAGGGTCTTTGAATAGAGGATCGTCTAATCCTGACATATCTCTAACCTGCGTAGTTTTTTAACCTTCGAGCTAGTAATTGATCGGGGGTATCGAAATGCCAGCCACCCTCCCTGCGAAGCTGATCGTCCTTTCTTTTTTTGTACAGCTTTTCAAGACCTCCGTTATTAAAATCATTATATTTTCTAAGTTCAGCTTCATCAAAACGAGCCTGTTCGTCAGGTCTTAGCTCACCAGTTACGGGGTTTACACCACGCTCACGCATAGCATCTTCAGCGGTCATTCCGTGGTCTACTAGGTCTTTAGCTACTGACCTATCCCAGGTGGCTTCGGGTAGGTTAAATTTTTTAGCAAGCTGCTTTATCCTTGCTTGAGACAACGAATTGTCGTTCATGCCGTTTAACTTAGCAAAGTTTCTCGCCTCATCCATGCTCTTAAAAGGCTTTGCCGTGTTGTTGTTAAACATATC